GGGGGGCGCGGTGGCGGGCGGCGTGGGGGGGGCGGTGGCGGTGGCGGTGGCGGGAGGGGGGGCTGTCGCGGTAGCGGGAGCCGGAGCCGTCGCCGTAGCCGGAGCCGGAGCCGTAGCCGGAGCCGGAGCCGTCCGAAGCCGGGTCATAGGCATTGAAGCGAATGACGCTGACCATCACACTGCCTCGATGCTGGTGGCCGCTTCACCCGTCACGTCGATCAGGGCACAGGCATTGAAAATGGTCACGGTTGCCGATGCGGGGCTGAATTTGCAGTCAGATTTCTTGGCCCCATAGGTGGCAAGGTCGATCAGGCTGATGCCTTTCGCCGCGCACCACTTCCAGAGTTGGCGACCGTTGTTGACATGCACGGTATCGCCGTCATGCCCGGCATATTCGCCGTAGATCACGCCAGCATCGCGGCTGCGCACGATCACCTTGCGGCCAAACCCGTTGGTGGTCTGGGGGGCCGTTGTCGACACCATGGCCGCAGGAAATCCTTCCAGAAGCGCGATGGCGGCTTTGAGAGTTTCGATGTTCATTCGTCAGCCTTTCGTGTGTGAGGGGGTTGTGGCGCGACACTGGCCCCGGTCGCGCGTCGGGGTCGTCATGGGGTCAACTCACCGCGCAAGGCGTCTTCCACCTTCGCCAGCAACAGCTTGCTGTCGCCGTGAAGGGCGTAGAATGCGCGGGGGCTATAGTGAAAAGCGCCGGGGCCATACTCGCGGCGATGGTGCGGCGGGCAGAGCGGCAGGACGCGGAAGTCGGAGCGGGGCTTGCCTTCGTGGTGAACCTCGACGGGACGCGCGCCGCAGACGATGCAACCCATCTGCGCAACCTCTCCCATGCGCTTCAACCCTTCGGCCCGTTCGGGGCTGGCGAGGTATGCCGCGCGCTTGGCGGAGAGGCGGCAAACGGCCTTGCGGCGGGCCTTCTTGACGGAAGGCTGCTTCTGGCCGAGGGGGCCGCGCATGGCTAGGTCGGTCATGCCGCCACCTCAACCGCATGAGGCAACGCGCGCAGGGGCTGTGGGCTGGCGATAACCAGTTGTGTCCCCGTCTCGATCAGAACGTCACAAGCAGACGCGTCGGCGATGTAGAAGCCCAAGTCGTAGAGCCGGAAGATCTCCATCGGCGAAAACCAAGACAGCAGCCCCTCACGCCCGCGAACCGCGCAGCCAATGTGCATCCCCCTCTTGTGAGCATCCGCCACGTAGTCGAGATAGTCGGGGCGCTCGTCATAGATGGGCGGGTGTTGTTCGGTGCGGAACGAGTCCACCCACTTCGCGGAAAGGCCCGGCATCCAAGGCCCCCGGCCCTGCTTATTCTGGATGCGCAGGATCATCCGGCCCTCTGCAGTTCTTCGGCATCAACGCCGATCTGCGCCGCGATCCAGTTCAGGACCGCCTCTTTGGAGGCCTGGAACGGCTTGGCCCCCATTGCCCGCATGGACTGGCTCTGGGGCGTCCAGACCGTCACCACGGGGCCGCGCACCTGCGCTATCGCGTAGCCGTGCTTGCCCGTCTCTGCCGACACCAGAGCCATGCGAATGCGCTCTGCCGTAGCCCGCGCGCCGCAGTCGATGGTGTAGCTGTCAGCAAAGCCGGTGACGATCAGTGCGTGTTTGCGCATGGTGTCCGGGCTGGCCGCCCAAGGCGCGTCTTGCAGGCTTTCCGGCAGGTGCCGCCATGCCTCGTTGATTTCGGCAAACTGGTGCCGGTGCGAGTTGATCGAGCGGGGGTGATCCACTTCCACGATCACCACGTCACCCGGCTCCATCGCCTCGCGGGCGGCGGACAGGCCATAGTGGCCGGTGGGGGTGAGGGTTTCGCCATTCCAGCGCGCGCGGAACATCAGCCCGCCCCCCACATGATCTTGCCCATGTCAGCCCAAACCCGCCGCACCAGCGCCTCATGCTCGCGCCCGAGGGACGCCGTGGCGAAGGTAATGCAGGCTTCCGCGTCCAGGTGCTGCGAAAGGGCGTTGCCAAGCTGGACGCGGGCGGCGGCTTCCATGTCGCGGGCGAATGCGGGGCGGGGCGTCATGCTGCCACCTGATAGCGGTCGCGCAGCGCGTCCAGCTTCTGCGCCAATTCAGCTAGGAATGCGGCAATCTCGCCCTCCATCGCCGCGATGAACACCTCGTCGCGGTGGACACGCTTGACGAAAAGCTGCATCTCCCCCGGCATCCTGGGGTCGAAGGAAACGAAGTCGCACCACGCGCGCCCGGTGCAGGCCATTTGCGCCTGCATCTGGGTCACATACTTGCCGGGCACCTCGCCCGACAGCAGCACGTCGAGGTGCGCCGCCGTCTGGGGACATTTGATCTCCAGAAGCCCCACATCGCCGACAAGCCCATCTGGCGAAGCGCCGAAGTCCGGGATGGCCTGGTGCAGGACAAAGCCTTCCTCGATCACGGTGGCGTCGGTCAGAAACTCATAGGCCGCGCGGGCCTGCGGCTCGGTATCGACGCCCCAGATCATAGCAGCATTCGTGAAGCCCTCCTCGCGAACCCCGGTGAGGCGCTCCACTATCAGGGTGGCCATGTAGTTCGCCCGGCTGGACGATGGGCCGCTCTTGGTCTTGGCCATCAGGTCGGCCACGCGGGAGGCCGTGACCTTGCCCATTCTGGCCTGATGCCATGCTTCTGTGCGCTGCTCGATCATTGGGCTTTCGCCTTCTTGATCTTGGCGCGCAGGGCGGAAACAGCATTGGCGAAGGCGCGAGCCGGAAGCTCCTCAAGTTCCTTCACCTTGAGGTATTCGCAGAACTTGGCCTCGTCGGCCCCGGCTTCTTCGATCAGGTTCTTGAGGGTGAAGAACTGGTCCGCGTCGATCTTGTCGCCCGCGCCAGCGGCCTTGCCGTCATCATCCACATCATCACCAAGGGACAGCCCAAGGATCGCCTGCGCGGCATACCGCTGCCCGTAGGTCTGCGACGACCCAACGGCCTGAACCGCGTTCTTGCTGCCGCTCTGGTCCTTGGGCAATTCGATGCTCGTCGTCTCGACGTGGCCTGCGACGTGCATCAGCTTGGCCGTGACGGTCACGCGGTCCGGCGCGCTGTCCACCCCGAAGGAAAGCGCGAGGCCGTGCCGGGAGAGGACAGGCTTGGTCCCGCTGATGATGTCCTTCAGAAGCGCATAGGGCTTCTGCTTGTCGCCCCTGCCGTTCAGGGGGATCGACGGAAATTCGGCGGAAGCGGCGGCGAAGGCCTGCGCGAAAAACGCCCGCGCCTGGTCGGCCTGAAGTTTGTCCCGCATCGCCATCATGCGCTCAAGCTTCTCTATGCTGGCGCTGGGGTCCGTCGCAACGCGCTCGATCATCGCCAGAACGGGGTCCGGGAGGGCGGCGGGCAGAACCTGTGTTGCTTCAATTTCGGTGACGGCGTTCATCATGCATCCCTTTCGATGGTGTAGTCTTTGAGACCCAGCCGCTGTGCAGCGCGGTAGCACTGCGCATAGCTGGCGTAGGTCCACGCGCTGCCGGTCTTGGTGCATTCGAGGATGAAGCGAGGAGCGCGGCGGGTCATGCCAGCCACCCGGTGCCAGCGAGCAGAGCCAAGGCCCCGAGCGCGCCCCAGATCAGAACTTCCGGCCAGCGGTGGGCGAAGCTGCGCGCCACGTCGGCGGGGGTTTCGGCCACGTTGCGAAGGTGCAGCGCGTGAGCCTGCCGCGTGTGGCGGGCCAGTTCGGTATCCGTCCAGCGCGGGCTTTCGGAGAGCGTCTGCGCATAGCCAAGCATGGCGGGCCAGTCGTTACCGGCGGAGAGCAGGCCCTTCCGGGCCGCGTCATAGCGGGCGAAGGGGCCGGTGTCCTCGATGGCGCTGACGCGGGTGAACGTCTCGGGCGTGGTGCGGAAGGGGAGGATGGCGCAGGTCATTCCACGCACTCCCCTTGCAGCCGGAACCATTCCGCAGCCTCGGCGGCATAGGCCTCCAGATCGTCGGCGTTTTCGTCCTGATAGGCTTGCAGCACGTCAGCCATGACCAGCCCGGCAGCCCGCGTCACCGTCGGGACGCCGTAGCGATAGACGGTCCGGCTGACCTTCCGGCCCCGCGCCAGAATGCGGGCGGCGGCTTCGATGATGATCGCCTCGGCATTGTGCTGGGCGGCTTCGGCATCGCCGATCATGGACAGGGCGTTGCCGCGTGACCATTCGGTGGCGAGGGCGTCAACGTCCGCAACAATGGTGGCGGCGCAGATGCCGGTGCGCGAGGCAAGCGGCGGCGCGTCGATCTGGCGGAGAATGGCGTCAACATAGCTCATGTCTGTTGCTCCCGGTGGGGTGAGGGTCAGGCGGCGGTGGATGCGGGCGCCGGCGCCCACTGATCAGCCATCGCGTTTGCAATTCCGGCGTAGGTGCGGCTGCGCTCCATGGCCCTGTCAGGGCCGGGCGGCATTCTGTGGACGCGGGCTTCGCGGCCATCGACCACATTGGTCGGTTGAAGCGGCGGCAGGCCCTTGAGCCAGAGGCACGTCGCCTTCGTCTCGCCGTGCCCGAACTGCCAAGGCTGGATCACCTGATCCGGCTTGCGCCAAAGCGAGGACATGATGCCAACCGGGTTCTCTATCGCCACGCGGGGGCAGTCGTGCCGGGCAAAGAGCATGAAGAACGCGACAGACGCATATTGCGCCCCGGTCAGCTTCTTGCCCGCGAACCACCGCGCGCCGCTCACCGTCAGATCGGTGCAGGGCGGGAACGCGATGATCATGTCCCACGGGTAGCCAAGCACGTCGCGCACATCGCCCAGATAGTGCGGGCCGGGCGTCTCGCTGGGCAGCAGGTCGCAGGACAGCGCCTCGTGGCCCTTGGCCAGCATGGCGTCCCGAACCGCCCCGGAGCATTCGCAGGCAAGCAGGATGCGCATCAGGCGGCCCTCGCGGCAGCTTTCCAGCCCTCGTCCCAAGCGCAGTAGCGCTGCGGGTCGGCGTGGAAGTCGAAGGCGTTGTAGTGGCGGGCCAGACCGCGAGCGAAGGCCGCGCGGCCCGAAGCGATGTCCTGCGCCTCAAGAGGGTGGCGGGCGTATTTGGCTTCGCGCTTGGTCATCTGCGTCTCTCCCATGCTGCCCGGTCGGGCTGGTCATGGGGAGACACTGCCATAGGAAAAATCCTAGCGCAAGCGAAATGTTTGGATATTTCCTATTTGCCAGAAACAGCCCCCGCTGGCACCATCCAAGCGGGACTTGGGGTAAACCATGAACGATATTGAGTTGAGCGATTCCGCCGTGCCCGCGCTAGTTCAGCGGCTCACGCGCGAAGAGAAAATTCAGTTGATCCTGGCTATTCGTTCGATGTTGGAACGGAAGCCATCGCCCGGATCATCGCCAGAACGCGCCGCCGCTCACCAGCCGGAAGCAGCCCGATCACCTCGATCAGCTCTTGCGACAGATCATCTTCGGAAGGTTCGGCCAGAAGCGCGGCCAAAGGAACGCCTAAACCCTGCACCGCGATACGATTGAGCGTATCCAAGCGCGGCGACCGACTCTTGCCAGACAGGATGTCATAGACGCCTGTCGGGTTTAGGCCGGAACGCCGGGCGACTTCGGACGGGTTCGTACCCTTGCGCGCCATTGTGGCCTCAAGGTTGCGGGCAACGATCATGACCACGGCGTCTCGCTCCATGCATCAGGGAATATCCTAGACATGCGCGACCCCGCCATGCGGAAATATCCTATTGCCAGAGGTTAGGAAATATCCTAGTCTCTGCGGCATGAACAGCCTCGCACCCATTCCCGACCTTCTCGCCGCGATTGAAGCGCATTGCGCTAAGACCGGCATGAGGGACAGCGCGTTCGGCCATGTGGCACTGAACGACCCAAACTTCGTCCGCAACCTGCGGGACGGTCGCGAACCGCGCCGCAAGACGGTGGCGAGGGCCATCGACTTCATTCTGACGGGGAAGACGTATGCGGAAGCGAAAGCCATGGCGGACAACCAGTCTGTTGATGCGCTGCCCGACGGTTCGCCCGCTCTGAACAATGACAGAGATACCACCGAGACTGTTTCCCAAGTCGGGAAAACCATACCGGGGGACGCAGCATGAACATGCTTTCCCTTCCAGCGGTTCCGACGGCGCAACTCCCCCGCGTCTATGAGGCCGCGCGCGAGGCGCTGACGACGTGCCAGAACGTCGATGAATGCAAGGATTGGGCCGACAAGGCCGCTGCCCTCGCCAGCTACGCCAAGCAGTCGCAGGACGACAGCCTGATGGTCATGGCGCAGCGTATCAAGGCGCGGGCCGTGCGGCGGGCCGGTGAGTTGCTGGCGCAGATCGAGCCGGGGCAAGGGGCGCGCGACGGCAAACGGGATGAGGGCACCCATACCCCGTTGCGGGAGGACGCCGCCAGAGAGGCCGGATTTTCCAAGCATCAACAAGTGCAAGCCGTCCGCATCGCCGCCGTGCCGAGGGAAGACTTTGAGGCGCAGGTAGAGGCTCCCAAGCCCGCGACCCTGACCCAACTGGCGCAGCAAGGCATCAAGCCCCGCCCGCTGGTAGACCACAAGGGGCGCGACCCCCGCGACTTCAACCGCGCTCTGCACTTCCTCGCGACCTTCGAGGGCTACGCGAAGGAACTGGACCGGGCCGAAGTGGACCGGGCGCTTCCCATCCTGATCGACAGCGAACGCGCCGCCTTGCGCGGCTTCATCAACCGGATCGACGCGATCCACGACCGCATCATGACGAGGGTATGACCATGCGCAGCAAGACCGACGTGACGCGCGAAATCCGCGCGCTTGTGCAAGACCGCATCGCCGCCGGGGTGATCGTCCGGGTGGACTGGTTCACCGCCGAAATCCTCTCGATGAAGCATCGCATCGAGGGGGACGACGCCGATTTCTACCTTGCCTGCGGTGCGGACGTGATCCGCGACACGGTGAAGCGGTGCATCGGGGACTATGAACCGAAGGCATCGACCAGCGCGCAACTGGTGATGGACGGCTTCGACCACTTGCAGAAAGCCTACACGGTGGACCGCGAAGGCGAGCGCGTTCTGGTGCCGGTGGACATGCTGACCGACGCGGAGATTGAAGGCCGCGCCGCCGAACTGGACGACATGGCGCGGGGCTGCATTCACCACGCCCGCGAGCTTCGCGGCTACCAGCGCGCAAGGGCCGCCGCATGACCGACTTCATCGTCCTCTCCGTCCGCATCGTCATGGAGGGCCAGCCATGACCGCGATCCTCCGCGAAGAGCGCATCGGCGGCCAGACGCTGATCCTCGGTGACTGCCTCAAGGTCATGCCCATGCTGGGGCGGTTCGACGCCGTCGTGACAGACCCGCCTTATGGGATACGAGCGGACGAGGCTGCGGCGAAGAACAAGGGTAAATGGGGCTGGAAAGACTACGGAGAAACGCAATGGGACCGAGAGCGCCCGTCGCAGGAAATCTTTGATGTCATTCTGGCATGCAGCAAAGAGCAGGTTGTTTGGGGCGGAAACTACTTCACCGACTTCCTCCCGCCGTCTATGCGCTGGCTGATATGGGATAAGGGGCAGCGCGACTTTTCCCT